ACACTATCAAATTTTAATCCTTTTAAAACCTTAATTATCTGATCTCTATGTGTGTGTTCGTTAAAATAGGATGCATTCCAATTGATTTTTCTATTTTTCCAAAAATCTTCCGTAGCACGTTCATCGACTTGTATCGTCTTAATTTTAATTCTCTTTTCCATAGATATTTATAGGTTTTAAGCCAATCAGGGAAATCTCTATGTAATAAACACACTTTTCTATGCCAGTGGCAATCTTTAATTTTTTTATTTAAATTACTGTCTTGAAAACTTACCCTACAATCAACTAATCCTAATTTGCCTAACTTGCTTAACCTTACCATAAAATCTAAATCTTTAGCTCTCTTTAATTTTTCGTTATATCTTAATCCTTTTCTAAACATCATCGAGATATGAGCAAACGGCGTTCCAATAAGGTTAACATTAACTTCTTTCCCCTGTCCTTTTTGTGGATTGCAACCGCAAGCAATATAATCTGGATTTTCATCTAAAAACTTAACTTGCTTTTCTAACTTGTCTCTGCTCGCCCATGTGTCATCATCGTCTAAGATTGCTATGTATTCTCCTTTGGCCTTGTCTATGCCTTGATTAAGCGCCCACGCCCCCCCTCGTCTTTTTCTGTCATCTACGATAATTAACTCCCAATCCCTATAAGTTTGTCTTTTTACGCTCTGAACGGATTTCCTAAGTGATTTCCTGCCTATCGTAGTTATAATTACGCTTACTTTTTGTCTTTTTTCGTTTCGCATACTTTTACTATCCCAAAGTTTAATAAGATATTTTCTTTTTCCTTTTCATCTAAAACCTCATTCTGAATAAAGTCGTGTTTTGTTTTACGTAATTCCTCGTGTCTATATCCTTCCCAAGAGGTCGAAATATTCGTTCCGTGAACATTGACCATATATCTTGAATCGGGCAATCTTATACAATCAAATAACTTTTCAACATCTTCGTGTGATTTATATCCTTTCAAATAGTCAAAGTGTTTCTTTGGGTCTAAAAATACATCCGCCGGATACATAATCGTATAAAATGGTGGTAAATGTCCCGCTGGTGGTCTCCATTCTCCTAACTGTCCTGTCCGTATATCTCTAATGTATCCGTTCCAGTGAACCAAGGCTCTTTTATAAGCGAATGGTTGTTGCTGAATACTTTCCACGACATCTTTGTGATACATATCATCTGAAGCCAATATCGTCTCATAAACATAGGCGGCGCCTCCCACTATTTCTTTTAATCCATTTGGTGAAAATAATATATTTGACAATCGCCTTAAAAGTCCTTTGGTTTCAGTCTTATTATATTTATCATCCCAAAAAGGGATACCGCCAAAAGTGAATATAGTTCTCCACTCATTAGCGCAAAGGTCTTTAAATAACTCTTGAGTTAATGAATTTTCTGCCTCTTCTGGCCTAAACGCAATCCAGTGGACAAAGAATTGATTCGTTTGATTCTGTAAACTCTTTAGTGTGTTTTCTTTAAAAATCTTTATTCTTGTTTTAAACCATTTATCGCCTCTAAAGTTTGGCTTACCTAAACCCGTAAATGGCGTCATCACCAGATGACAGATGGATCTATCTTTGTATTTATCTTTTTGTTCTCTATATTGTTTTATGTATTCTTTTGCGGTTATTATTGTCATATTTATTTTGTTTTAATTTGAAGTTGTCATTTTTTAACATCTTTTTCCATATCACTCTCTTGCCAGAATTCCTTGTTTGTTTTCCATCCCCACGCCATTTTCCACTTCATATCCATCCAATAACGGTCAGCCGGTGTGAACTTCATTTGCTCTCTATCTATTTCTAAAATAAGTTCCATAAATCTTCCTCTGTAGGTATCGTCAAATTCCAGAAACAAGCATATAATATCTCTCATTTCAGTCCACTTAGCTTTCATCTCTGGCTCGCCCTCACGACTTCTTATTAGGGTAAAAACTCTGTGAAGTTCTCTTATCGGCCTTGAATACTTTTTAGGATCTACGAGTCCTATCTCCCCATTCTGTGATTGGGGTATCAGATATTGTGGCAACCTATCTCTTATCACTACCCAGGCCCACTTATAAATAATCGGAAATATCTTTTTAATTATATCAATCGTCCCTACCACCCTATCGTCTGGCATTCCAGGAAACGGAAAATCGTGTCCAGGTATCCAGCTTTCCATTCCGCCTTCTTTTGGGAAATTGTGTAAAACAGTCCCTATATTTGTAGCAACTGCTTGTGGCGGTTCCTCTTGTCGTGTGTAAAACCTATAAAAGAACCTAATTATCATTCCTAAAATATTATTTAGTAATTTTGATTTCATGTTTTTATTCGCGGCCTGTGTGGGCGCCAAAAGACGCCCACAAGACCGCAAATAATAATCATAGCAACCCCATAAATATCTGTGTCGTAGTTGAATAATGAGAGTTGACACACAGACGTTAGGCGGAGAGAACGACCATAATCGCCTTATACGGTCCGCCCCCCGACCTAACTCAAGGCTTCCTTTAAACCAGCTTTAACTTTAAACTCAATGGTTTGACTTTTTTGTTCCAATTCCACATTGAATCTTTCGGCAACCATATCGGCCACTTGTTGCGGAACCTGAGTCATCACCCCTTTTGGCACATCAAACCGATAACCATTTATGGTGAAAGGTTGCTGTGCCCCTTTTCCTTCCCCTTTTTCAAGAGGGATTAAGATTGAGATCTTCGGTTGTGCTTCAAGTGTTACTTTCATTTGCTCTTGCCTGCTTAAAACTGGTTTTGTATTTTCATTTTGTTTTGTTTGAATCATAACTTTTTAATAATTTTAGAGAGCCGCGCTCCCCTCAATCCTCAACATCGCATTATCATCAAGAATCTTGGTAATAAACGTTGCTTTCCAACCCGACGTCGTTCTTTGATTTAACGGATCTGCCGAACCAGCTGAACCCAATGGCTTGATAATGCTTTGCATCGCTTCGCCTGAAATTCTGCTAATACCATAAGCGTTTTGACCAAGAATTAAAGTTGCATAAACCGCTACTGCCGCTGATGCCGCTGCCGCTGTCCACGTCTTTGCTTCAGATGTTTCAATAAATCTAACATCATCCAATGAGCCAATTTCACCTTCAATCACATCAGCCTGGCTTGGATAAGCCGCTACAGGCACCCAACCAGTTAACGTCTTTAAAGTGTAGGACACCTTTGGATGAACAATACCAATATAAGCAGCGTTAATAGGAGTGGTGTTAAAACCAGTGCTCGGATTAACCATCCGCCTAATCTTTTTGGCATTATTTGTGCTTAACGTGGTTACAGCCTCTCTAATTTCGTTAGCGGTTATCAATGAAGAAGCAATAATCAAATATCGGTTAGCACGATTATCACAGTATTGAACTGTGGTTCCCGCTACAAGAACATTTCTTGCTAATTCATCAAGCGTTAACCCAGCCTGTTCACCCAAAACTTGGTTCGCCTCTGTTAAAACAGCGTCTTGGCTCTCATAGTCCACCACATCGGTGATTAAAAGAAAATCACCATATTGCAAAACGTCAGCGGTGATATCAGTTACTGATAACTGACTCCCATCGGGCGTAGTGCCTTCGGTTAGTGGTGTAGTCGCGGCTGATAAAGAATTATACCTACGCCATTTAATGGTATTACTACCAGATTTTCTTGGAATATCTGTTACTTGGCCAAATTTGGTATGAACCAATAATGGGAGCAACCTTTCAAGCAATGTGCGAACATAATAATTATTAACTTCATCAGGAATTTCTGTTTTTGTTGTATACGCCATATTCTTTTACCATATTATTTTGATATATATATTTATCGACCCATATTCATTATATGGCTTTTATGGATTTATCCATCTTTATTGCCTATTTCTTTGTAATACTTCGGCTTGATATTGTTCGAACTCATCTCTGGACATGTCCCAAACGCTTTTCTTGCCCGGCACGCCTCTTTTAGAAGAGCCACCTGATTTTGTTCGGGATGCCTCAATATCCGCTTCTAACTTTTCCTTTGCCCGTTTATTCACTTCTTCATCAAGTCGTTGACCCACGATGCCTGACGCAATAAACCCGATGGGGATATTGGCATAATCAGGATCGTTCACGTGTTTTCTAATAACTTTTTCATATTTTCGGAAATCTGGATTTTCCCCTAAAAATTGTTGAAGCATAGATTCTGACGATAAAGCTCTTCGCTGTTCGTCAAGCATCTCTTGTGCCTCTACTCTTGTTAGTGGTTTTTCCTCTTCCTCTAAATATAAACCGCTCTTTAGTTCCTCTAACTCCTTATTAGCTTTTTCCAGTTTTCTGGCCAGATAAGCCTCTCGGTTGTCTTTGGCTGTTGGAAAACGCTTTTGAGGTTCTGCGTCTACTTCGTCTTTAGTAGGTTCCTCTACTTTGACGGGTTCTACAACGCCCTCTACCGGGACTTCTTCGGTCCCTTCGACAACGGGTGCTGCTTCTAAGTTTTCCTTCTCGTTTTCTGACATATTTCTCACTTACAGGCTCGCCTACAGATAGATGAAGAATGCCGAACATCATCTTTAAACTTCACCTTTAAGTGGATTATTTTCTAAGTTCTTAACACGAACTCGGACCCTTCCTTGAAGGTCATTGATACGGTAAGTTCCAATTTCTCTCAAGGAAGTGTCTAAGTTCATCTTACCGCTAAACTCCTAAGCTTTCGTATGGGTCATAGTTTGTTCCCTCTGTTTTGCTTTCTGTTAATGCTTCAATCAACACTTCTGGCAGTTTGCTCATATAAATTTGATACGCTCTATTCCTCTTTGCTTCTTGCTCCTCTTTTTCTGACCAGATTTTATTCGGATTGACTAACGCTTCTGTAAGATCGGCTATATCGGACATCAATATCTTTTCTACCATAAATTGCCAATCTGAATTGTCCTTTAACCTTTCAATATGTCCGATAGCTTCGTCTCTTTCTAATTGATTTTTAAAAATTGTATTTAAGTTCATAATTTTTTTTGGAAACGCTTTTAAATTTGATTATTATACGCTTGTGGCAATTGTTCTTGTTGTGGCGCTTGTGCTGGAGTAATATTGATACCGCCTTGCATCTGGATTGGTTCGAGTTGCTGCCGTTTAGGTTGAGCCATCATCTTTCTAATGATTTACAATGCCAGCTGATTCTGTTTAATATGCTCGTCGTCCAAATCACTTTTATTTAATTTCAAGTGGCTGATAATATGCTGGTTATGGTCTTGTTGGGCTTCTACTCTGGCTTCTTTGCCGTCGTTTAATAGCTCGTTTTCAAGTCGCGCCTCAATCTCATCAAGCGTCTCTGGAAATAATATCTTTACTTGTTGAGTAGTTAATCCGTTAAGTTTGGCGAGCTCTTTATCAGCGAATCTTCTGTTGGCTTCCGGATTATTCACAATCACAGCGTAATAGCCACTAAAATCGTTTCTGGCTTGTTGTCTCTTGGCTTCCGCCAATATCTTTGATTCCACAATCACGTCTGGGTCAACTTTAGCTATCAAGTTTTCGTACGTCAGCGGTCTCACTTCTGGACCCCAAACCCCAGCCAATCGGACCATCTTTTTATCCAGTTTACTTTTAAAATATGTCTTATAAAGAAAATACCAATTACGCCAAAACTCTTGTTCTGACCAACCGAATATTTTAGCCGTTAAGCTATATCTTGTATCAACTTTAGCGGATACTAATTGAAGCTCTCCAAGTGTCCTCTGTTGCTTTGAAATAATACCTTGTTGAATCTCTGGAGTCGCTAACGCTCTTTGCGCCGATTGGTCAAGCAAATCCATAATCCAAGATACTTGTTGGTGAACAACTGGTTTATTCATCGGTTGGACAGCGTCGTTTACCGCCCCCTGTCCCGTAACCCTAACAAACTTATTAAAACCAAAATTTAAATCTGACCTATTTTTAATCCTGTCCTCGTTAAAAAGATACATTGGTTCTACGTCTGCTTTGGCTGACATCAATCCCAAATTTTGTAATACCGCTCTGGCTCTTTGTTTGTCCTCAACTAAATCCATAACCGACACACCATCCCAATCGTGGGCTGTTGGAAATAGCTTTCTGTTAATTGCTGGCCAGTCGCCTTTTATCTTTGTTTTTCTAATTAGTTTTGTTTGCTCATTTCCCAAAGTCACTAAATACTTCTCGCCATCAATATGCGTATACCATTCTAATAAATTGTATTCGGCGTTTTTATTTAAACTATCCTCGTTCTTATCCGCGGTAGATAGTCCCTGTGCTGTTCTACGTTTGTCCTTGGCTTTTACTAATAAATCTTGAAGTGCCTTGCCCACTTTTAATTCATTGATATTAAAATACTCTAGATTTTGTTCTAACTCCCACTTAGTCGCTGTTATCTCGCGCCCCCAAAACCTAGCTGAATTATTACCCTTAGCATCGCCATTAAAAGCCACAGCCCTTGGATCTCTTAGTGTCGTACACGGGTCCAATACTTCTGCTACTGGATGCATCTTTTCTCGGTCAAATTCTTGTAGTAAAGCCATCCCGTTACCAAAAAATAAAGTATCCCAATCCCATTCAAAGTCCAAGATATTCTTTTTCATCTCGTCATAATCAAACTCCGCCGCTATTCTAAGATTTTCAGTCACCTCTTCATCGCCCTCTTCTCTCGGCCCAAAACTAACTGATAATCTATCATCATACAAGCTGGCCAATAAAGTTTGAAACACAGTAAACGACAATGGGTCGCCTATCTTTTCTTTATTTCTTTTTTGGTTATTGTAAACCGATAATCTAATAAGCCACTCACTAATCTTTGGCAATATGAAATCGTAACAAACTCGATATTCGTTCTGGATTTGGTTTACTAAAGCTTTATCGTCATCAAATTGTTCTTGATTGTCCATTTGGATTTTTACCACGCATTTTTTTAAGTTTCTTTTTTAACTTAACTATTCTTGAACCATATTTTTTGGCCCAACGTTCTGCTATCGCTGGCTCTTTAGCCCATAAGTATTTACGTTGTTTTTCGCTTTTAAATGGCATTTTTTCTTGACCGTTTTTACGGCTTAATTATCGTTCTTAAGAGAGTTTGTTCTCTATCATCACGCAATATTATATATTATATTCTTTAATTCTCTTAATTCCCCGTAAAACTTTTTAAATGGATGGTCTTGGTCCATAAAATACTCGTTAACTATTTTTGTCGTTTGTTCATCGCTTTCAAAATAAAAAACAAGTCTCTTATCGCCACCTACCCTATTGAAGCTATCCCACCTAACTAATTTAACTCCACTCATCTTTAGAATAGCCGCTAAACATAAATCCCTTGTTGAATATGTGTGTTCTGTATTCATAATTTATTATTTTACAAATCCTTCTTCTCATCTTCTTTAATTAATGTTTCGATAGTGCTTTCTGCCGCTTTTTCTAAAAAGTGATAAATAGTATTCACTTCTTTATCAGAATAAACTTTTTCTTTTAATAGTCGCCCGTATTGATACCACTTTAATCTACCTAACGAAAAACCATAAAACTTTTTATTGTAAACCAGAACGTATTCAAAGCATATTTTATCTTTTTGTCTGATAAGTATCGGGCAGTCTTTATATTGAATTTGTTTTGAAGTGGCTAATAATAACATCTTTTTTCTTAGTTTTGTTTTAAACACACACACACATTTATCGAAAGTATGGATCTTCGCTCATCAAGCTTGTACCTTGTGGCATCGGCATATTATCTTGTATCTTCGTATTGTATATGCCCATAATAGTATATCTAAGAGCATCTAAGCAATTAGCGACTAAAATGCCGTTGGCATAATAATTATGTTCTTTATCAATCGTTAAATTATAAACATCTTCTTGCCTGCAACGCTTTCGACTTACAATTGTTATGGCAAAATCTTGCTCGTGGTGAAGTATTTTATTATTTTCTAATACTTCTATTATATCACCATAGCGAAGCGCATCAATAGCTATCTTACCATTATTCGTATAAATTTTATGGTCTCCTGTCCCTCGTAATTTATACCCATTAGACAGTTCTATTTCATATACCTTAGCGTTCCTTCTCGTTAAGCGCGATAATAAAACTTTATTTATCCCGTATTGTGTTTTAACCAATTCGCCAACAATTACATTTTTTAATTTCTTTTGTTTCCCGTTAGCCATTTTTATCAAAGTATTGCCGCTTAAGCAGTGGTCGTGTTCTTTAATCGGCGCCTCATCCTCTGGTCTATCTGGCTTTTTATCTGGATAGCTGTATGTTTCAAACTCATTTATTAAATTTACACAGCTTCTGTGAATGTGAAGTCTATCTTGTTTTAATAACTCTCTTACTTTATTTATACCGCTTTTAACGCTATCTTTACCCTTAACAACCTCAACCGTGCTTATGCCTTTTTGATTTAAAACTTCAATAGCGCTTGGATTTTCTGGGTCTGGATATACCTTATTAAACCGACAACTGGCCACGTAATCAGCTATTTGCCCCTCTGTCCTCTTAGTTTTATACCACTCATCTGTTATCCAGTATGAATCATCCACGTCTCTTTTGATGTGGATCACCGCGGCTGGATTCGTAAAGCCGAAGTCTATCCCCCCCAAGTATTCCACTATTCTTTGCGGTTCTTTTTCAAATATGTGATATTTTCTATCAAACTCCTTATAAACCAATCCTTCTGTTTTTCTAAAATCCGCTAAGTATTCTTGAGCAAATCTGTCTTCTGTCATTTGACTCCTGGCCTCATCTAACTCTTTTCTTGGTAACCACGGATTATCGTAGCTTGTAAAGTGAAAAGACTTATATGCTTGATCTTTGTCTTGTAAATTATATAAATCATAGAAGTGATTAAACCCTTTTGGCGTGCTAATAAACAACGCTTCGCCTCTTGTATCTGTTAGTGTAGGCCTTAACACTTCTTGCCAATTAGACCACCAATTCCTCATCATCGCTATTTCATCAACCACGATAAAATCAAATGCTTGTCCCCTGGCTGTCTCTACTGACTCCCAACCTCTTAATTGGATTATGCTTATTGTGTCTTTCAAATTTCTTATCTCAAGTTCCAATCTTGATTCGTTCTGTTTTGTTATAACTGGCTGTAACTGCTTAACTAACATCAACCACGCGATGTCTCTTGCCTGCTGATACGTTGGCGCAAAATAAGCTATTCTTGATTCTCTATATACTGCTTTACCTTTTATCTCTTCCACTGCTAACGTTGTCTTGCCCCACCTACGCCCATTACAGCATATTCTAAACCGATGCATATCTTTAGCGACTATTGACTGTGTTGGGTGCAGCTTCATATTTAACGTGTTCTTTCTAATTATTAAATACCATTAAATTGCTAACATCTTTAGCACACACAGCTAAGCTATCTTTTATAAGTTTCGTTTTTGTCTGAAATTTCTTTCGCTATTTTTAAAACTATTTCTCCGCCGTCTTCTCCTGTTATCTCTCTTGGCATAATAGCTGTGATTGCTCTCAATATCAGTTGCCACTTCTTGTCCTCCTGGTTCCCTTTTAAAACTTTTATTGCCTCATCTAAAATCAGACCCTTGAATGTGGCTATCTTTTTTCTTGTTTCTCCTTCTGGCCTTCCTCCGCCTTTGTTACCTGTAGCAAATTTGTTTCCTTTTGGTGCTCCCCTCATAAGAGTTTCTGACTTTTATTTTTTTATTCGTTTTTTGTGCTTGTTGGTAGTTATCCACAGTTAACCTCTTGACTTCTTGTTGGTAGTTGTGATATACTTTAGATGTTAAGAATTATTGCTCTTAATAAATGCTAATAAGTCATATCTCACCTTAGCCATTTAAGATAATTTATTATCTACCTATATCGGCTTAATAGAGATTCTTTGACTGGCGGCTCGGTTATTGCTTTATGTGCTTTAACTTTGTCGCCCTTAACATTTTGTCTTTTAAAATTTAATTAAAATCTTAGCAGAGATTTTATAAGTTATGAAAAAACTAACTCTTAATCGTTATGGCAATATGTATTGCTTAGGTCAAAAAGTCAAATTTGATTGGTCGCTCATTTGGATTGGTTTGTTTTTTCTTGTTGTCGCCGTTTATAGTTGCTTTATTGGATTTTAATTACCGGCGAGGTAAAAAATAAACAATCCTATTGCCGCGCACGCGAAAACCAAACAAAAAATACCGAGAATTCTGTCTCCTTCACGACAAAGAATTGTTCGATATATTCTTTTTATCCATATAATCTCTTGACAAATTTAGCTACTTGTGTATAATAATAATTGAGCTCGTAAAACAAAATAATTTTGTGCCCACAAATCTTAACTGGTTGTGGGCTTTTTTGTTTCTCTTCTCTTCTCTTCTCTCTACTCTTTTTTTTTCTTTTCTCTCTCTTACGCAATAAGGGTTCTTCCACAAAACAACTGCTTAAAAGCATAATAAATAAACTCTCTGGGTTATCCGAAAGTTATGATGTATCATTTATGGCTCTGTTAAGCGATATCTCTTAACAGAGAAAAGAAAAGAGCGACAAAAGAAAAGAGATCTCTGGCAAAGGCACGTTTGCGCTATGTTGAATGATTTGTTCCGGACTTCCGTTTCTCACTAAAAGTGATACGGTCAGCGACAACAAGGACTTAATAATTAAAAGGTTTTTGGTCCTTTGAAAGGCAACCTCTGTCGTGTTGGTTATTCTTTTACTATTAAACCCTTAGCGGTTTCACTAAGGTTTCCACCCTTAATAGTGCCATCTTGTCTAACTCCGTCTCATTAGACAATATCTCTCCAGCTCACAGGATTTGATTGCTGGTTAAGTTGTTTATTTTTAAAATAAAAAACGGCGACAGAGATTAAACTGTGACCGCCTCTACTGGTAATACAATCGACTCATCGGTTTTTTTTCGATGTATTTTCTTTTCAATCCCAAGCAATCTTGCTACTTTATTCTTTGTTTGGTTTGCTGTTTTACAATAAAATTCTACCGTATTCTCATCTCCAACATTTTCTTGGCTCCATATTACGTAGCCATTTGAGATTTTGTTTATAGTGATTTCCATAGTATTATTATAATCTTATTTTAAATCTTGTCAAATCACTTTATCTACATCCATAATAAGTGGCTTAAACAAAGCATAATCAGCGATATAGCAACAATTAAAATAATATCATAAATTATTATCTTAAATTTTATATTTTTAATATTATCTATTTTATTAAACATATATTTTTTCCATAATCTCGTAGTGCGATAAAACTTCTTTAAATTGTATCTTACATCCTTCTTTATACTTGTCTGACATTCTCGCGTTGCCAATTTTAAAAGATGCTTCTGACATTGATTTCGATTCTACTTTTATAATTTCATCATTGTAATTAAAATAATAAATCATCCGTTTATTAAATCAATTGTAATAATTAGTTCATCAAGCGAATAAATCACCTGATAATACCCACAAAGGGTATCTACCTTGTCTTTAAAAGCCATTTGATCGCTTGATAATCTACATCTATAACCTTTAATTTCAGCGCATAAATAATTACCATTGGGCAAAAATATAATAATATCAGGCGCGCCTTTTTTATTATTTTTTATATATCCTTTTGAACTATTAGCTCGGATTATCTGTCCACTAAAAGAATTAAAACGCAAAAATATCAGTTTGCCAGCGTTTTCTTGAAT